TCACGATTGGTATATCCTTCCTCTACCAGTTTCCGGATCTTCTCTTTCTTGTCTTCGATATTGTCCGCCGGAAGATCTATCGTTTCTTCTTCCATCCTTTCCTCCGGCTTCTCTGGGGGGGGTAATACTTTCCTGCGTTTCATGCACTGCCCGAATGATTTCTTCCGGATCTACCTGATCAGTTCCTGTCATCTCCTGCACAGCCTGTTCAAAATCCGAATTTACGACTGCCGGCACATCTACCAGAAAATCAAGATCTTTAAAGAGTTCCTCAAACGAAAATGTATCGTATCCTGACTTTCCGTTTTTCCCAACTGAGGCTCTGTCAAGTACGACAACCTCTTTCCCATCCCGGTAATAATCTATTGCTTTTTCAAAGTCAATTCCTGTAAACATTTATTTCGCCCCTTTCTGCAGATTCTTCAGGAATTCCACCAAGTAAGTCTCACTGTTTTCGTTATGCACATGCTGTTGATCGAATGTCTTTTCTTTTCCGTAGTACTTTTTATTCTTTTCCAGCAAGTGGAAATAATGACTATCTTCTACTTCACCTGAATTCCAGTAATACTTTCTCTTTGGGTATTCAGCTACCACCAATCTACTGCCATCCTCGAAATCATATTTGTAATAATTCACATCAATGCGATCATCGTGATACCACAATCCCCAGTCTTTGTAATTTCTGAGCCATTCCTTCCGTTGATCATTATTCTTGAGTTTTGGAAGTTCTGGCTGTTTCGGTTCTTCTGGTGGATTCATCACCGTATCCAGATTGTGAATATATCCGGCCAGTGCTGCAACTAAAATCTTCTGTTTCCGGATCCTGATATCATTTTGACCGAATTCTTTCTCAGCCATCTCCAGATATATCTGAGCTTTCTGATTTTCTTCCCTAGCAATATCGATATCAGTTTTCTCAAATACTTCTTCATACAGCTCCGGCTCTGGCTCTACCTCTTTCTCCACAGAATCTGATGGAATCCTCTCTTCAACTTCCAGCATTTTCTCTTCCGGAACTTCCACCTTCTCCTGTTTGTGCAAGTTCTTATAATGATTCCAACACTTCGCACATTCTTTCTGTCCTTCATGCTGATCTTCACGAGATGTCCCCCCAGTTCTGCCTTGGACAAGTACCTTGATCTGGCGGACAATCCATATTCACATTCTCAACTGACGGTTGCTGTTTATCCTGTGCGACGTCGCACGCATCATCAAGCCATCCGCACCTGCTATTGCAATTCTGGTCACATTCCAAACAACAGCTATAGTTCTCTGAACAATATGCAGCTGCTCCACATATTCCACTTCTACTTTTTCCGGTGATACATTTTGCCGGACCATGTTTCTCTTCCGGAAGAATCTCCGGATAATCCTCCACACACATCTGTCCAGGTACTTGCTCTGGAATCTGTTCTTCAATCTCTTCCGGTTCAGGATCTGGTGTGCGTATCCCACGAATTTCTCTTGCCGTCATATCCGGCTTCACTTCTTCCATCTGTTTATCATCCAGATATAACATTTCCTGCAGCTGACTTTTCCCAAAGTTTATATATTCTTCTGACAGTATCGGTGTATTCCCATTCTTGGAAAATTTATCGTTCATTGCCATCCATCTGGATGCTGTCGATCGTTTAATACCGTAATTATCTTCTGCAAATTCCCATATCGATTTATATCCATCTTCCAGGAATAAACTTTTATCTCTGATCAGCTTCAAGTAAAATCCTATTGCCACAAAATCTCTCGACATGTTCTGCAGCTTCTCCTTGATGATATCTTTCGTTTCTGTGTAATTAAGTTTTTTGTACCACCTAATTTCCTCCATCTTTCTTTTCCCTTTCCCACATATCGTGCAAAGTCTGTACACGAATCGCTATCCACAACACCAGATCAATCACATCACACTGTCTTCCATATTTCTCAATCACAGCATCCTTTGCTTCGTTGAACTGCCTCATGTCATGTGATTTTGTGTAATCTCTGTATAACTTCCAACAATCGTTGTACATTGCTGTGACTCGCTTATCATATTCTTCCATATTCCACTCCTTTGTTACCGAATGTTACCGTTTTGAGTGCTCGTTACCAAAACACGGAAACCGTTATAAGCCTTGAAAACACTGTGTTTTCTGGACTTTTCGCCGTTCGGTTACCGAGTTACCACACATTTTCCCATGTAGGAGAACTTATTTTTCTCACTTTCACATATTTTTATCTTCCCTATAAGGGTAAAAATTGACTGGTAACTTGGGTAACGGGTAACTTTATTTGAATGGCAACTCCTCCTGCTCATACATTTCCATCGTCTCTACTGACTCAAATCCATCCTCATCCAGATTCTCATTCAACTTCAGGAACACGCATCTTACAGGATTCCCGCCTACCTTTTTCACCTTTGTCATTCGTCCGCCCTGTGTCTCAATCAGACCTTTCCGGTCCGCCCATGACAGGAATGCTTTGTCAGAAAATCCACCATTTTTACACAGATCCTTGAATGCCTGATTGTAAATAATAGCTCTTCCTTCTTCCAGAATTCCCCACTGCTCAACTTTGTTTTCCGCATCAAATTTCTGCTCATTCATTGCAATCTTATCTTTCAAATACCGGTAGCAGCGTTCATTATCACTAAGATCGTTCCTGTTGATCAGAACGGTTTTTGCCTGCTTGATCGTGATATATTCTCCGTCCCGGAACAAATAATCCGTTGCTACTTTATCTGCAGTAAGAAGGATTGCCAACGACAAGCTCTGCTTCTGCATTGCCTCATCATCCTTAAGCTCTTTCTGAAATTCTTTCTGCATCCGCTGCAGTTCTTCCTTGCCAATGCTTTTCAATGCTTCTATGTAGCGTTTTCCTGCCAAACCATAATTTTTCTTTACAAGCTCTGCAGTCTCTTGTGGATCTTCATAAACATTATCTTTGCATTCAACTTCCAGAATACGGTTAATTGCACCGCCCTGGGATACATATGAATTCAGTGGACGTTCTCCATTGGTCAGGATACAATTCCGCCACCGGTTCTCCCGGTTAATACCAAGTTCTTTGTTTGACCGGCTCTTTCCTTTTCCGGAACACATGTCGTATACCATGCCTTCAAAATTATCCCGGATTCGACTACTGGTTTTACTGGTATCATCCAAGATCATTGGCAGATGATTCAACATGTCTGCCTTTGCCTCCAGTGCTACTTCCGTTGTTTTAAAATCTCCGATATATGCTGATTCATCAGGATTCGCCCAGATTGATGCAGCAACCATAAGAGATACTGTTTTACCGCCTTCTGTTTCTCCCCAAAGATCTACAATAAACGGCAGTCCGCCCAGGAGACTAACCAGAACGCTCGCAAAAGATGCAGCCATCATAAATTTTATTTCCAGCCGGCCGGACTTACGGAGCTTCTGCATATGGCTCTGCCAGATTTTCCAGTTTCCACGCTCTGATACACTGTCATAGGTCTGACGGAACCGTTGATCTCCATCAAACACAATCTCCGTGTCGTAAGGAATAAAATCGTTCTGGACCCAACCAAGCTTACTGGTGGAATACTGGACCTTGATATGGCTGTCATTCATATTTTCCACATCTGACAGGAAACGCACCAATAACTTTGCATTTTCCGACGTGACGGAAATTCCTCTTCCGGAAAGAGCTACAATCTTGCTGGCAGATGTCACCATTGTTTTAGGGACAATAATCTCATCCCATCGTCCATTTCGCTTATATGCGATTTTAATCTGCTCTTCGCCAGTCTCTAAATTCTTCATACGCTCCACTGGTAATATTGGATGATAACAGGCAACTGCATCTACCTGACTGTCATTTTGGGCATATACTCCATCTTCTCCAGCAATCCATGCTCCGCAGAACATGTTATTGTATGGTCCTTCAAAGTTCGTCCACTTATCCAACATAGCTATCGGCTTCTTGCGCTCCCGCTGCTTTGCCTCCCGGTCCACCTTTTTATAAGCTTTTAACAACTCTTCGAACTTCTTCTTTACTCCAAGTTCTGCAGCTCGATCTGTCAGTGAAAGGATCATTCGAGCCTTCATTATCTCGTCTTCCTGGTCGAATATCTCTAAAAAGATATCCTCTGCCAATATGCTATTACTATCCAGCCTTGCTAAAGGCTCCATGTGATCACCTTCTCTCTTCTAATATTTCCGCATGATATAATTCAAGCTGCAGTGCATTGTAACAATCGCACCACGCGTCTGATAACGGCTCTGATCGATCAAGAAACTTCCGGTACATTGCTATCAGATCATTATTTAACTTTCGTTTCTGCCGATATCTTTCTTCCTGTTTTCCCCGCATCAGCTTCTTTTTCTTTGCATGATACACAGCCAGGGATGACTTAAAAGATGGATCGTATCCCCCGCCCAGCATCCGGAAGGCTTCCTTGAATGAAATACCATAAAACATTTCGACAAAAGTAAAGATATCTCCATTTGCTCCACACCCGAAGCAGTTAAAGTCTTTATCATAGATCTTCATGGAAGCTTCCCGATCGCCTTTGTGAAACGGACACTGAATAAAACCTGACCGGTTCGGCTGTGGAAGTCCACATTTATTTAAAATGTCCCGCATGCTATATGTTTGTTTAATCTCCTCGCTGGTCATCTGGGGTCACCGCCCCCCCCCTGAGAGGATCCGCATAATTTCTTTGCCGGTATCTTTTTTCTCACAAAATTCAAATCGGACATTGTATCGATCACGAATGGTACACAGGGATTTGTACAGCTGATTCCCATCAACCGCCTTAGCTGATACCACATACTTCTCTCGCTTACCATTCACCATGCGCCACCGGACTTCATGTTTCCTGGGGTTCTCCCAGAACCACACATCTTCCAAACTCTGGATATCTGAACCATGCTCTACCAGAATCACAAGCTGTATCCCCGCATCGATTGCTTTCAGGAGTTCTCTCTTGAATCGTTCATGCTGTTGGCAGACGTTCCCGCATAATTCCTGCAGATTCTGCTTCCGATCGATGATGAGCCTGGGGTTATCCAGACTCATATAATCGCCGACTAATAACTTACTCGAGAAATGCTTTACGCCATTATCATCGAATGTCTTAAGAATTTTGCGAATAGCACGCTGCTTTTCTCTTGTATCAATTTGTATATCCACTTACATCACTCCTAGTTAAATGGCAGTTCCTCATCAATGCCATCCGGAATATTCATAAATCCATCCCCTGCAGGTGTGGATCCTTGCGGATACCCATTAATGTGATTCTTATACGCCTGTGTTTCTGTCTCCATCGGGATTCCAGCTTCTTCCACTCTATCCTGTGATACAAACCATCTCAAGATACGCTTTTCAAGTTCTCTTCCATTGTAAAAATCCATCTGTATTCCAAATACTCCGCCGACCAGTTTGTTCTTAAACTGCTGGCCGAAGTTATCTCCCCACTGCGTTTCAAATCCATTGTTTGAATGCTCCACGCAAGTTAAGAATGTTTTGAAGGATCTACTACAGTTACCATCATTATCCTCTGTCAAAATATAGCTCGTTCCCTGATTCGGCCATTTCTTGTCCGGACGGATATCATTCTTGAACGATTCTGCAAAATACCCCGCCTGTTTATCCCCTGGAGCGAAATCAAAGAACACAACAATCATCGGTTTGTTAGTCTTTGACCTCCGTTCCTCAACCTGTTTAATTACCAGTGTATGCCCTCCAAGCTCAACGGGAGTAAATTCTCCCTGAGCCTGTGTATTTTCATAATTGTTTGGCTTTTTCATTTTAATAGTCCTCCAATGCTTTCATTACTTCTACAATATCGTTGTCAATCTCCATCTGATCAAATGCTCCCATCGGAGATTTTGCCGTACTATTGTTTGCCTGAGTTTCAAATTTGTATGCTCCATCTACACACTTGCTAAGCAGTACTGTAGTGAACTTACTTTCCAGACAGATCTTGTCCAGCTTCTTACCAGAAGTTTTGATTCTGGTGAACATATAACCGGCTTCATCGTGATCTGTCTGTGTATGTGCCGTAAAAATAATCGTCAGATCATCCCTGTATGTATACGCTTCACATACCAGATCCCACACACACGCTGCAAGATCCACCCATTTGTCATAACCTTTTTCCTTACTCCGGCGCATCTCATCAGCTACCATCAGTCCGTTGACTGTATCAACTACAATCACTTTGACTCCAGGACAAGCCTCGGCAATTCGTTTAATATACTGGCGGACAATATTTGCATCATCGCATGCCAGATAGTTTTTATTTTCTTTGTTATACTGTTTTCTCCATCCCTTCCAAGAAAGTCCCTTCTTGTCAGCGTCGATATAGTATGTTGACTTTGGATCTAAATTTCTCATAGATGTTGTTTTTCCAGATCCAGATTCTCCCATAATGCAGATAACTTTACTCATTACATTTTTCCTCCTCCGTTACTCTTGATGACCATAAATCAGCGAAATGTAAAATCATATACAACAGTGTTTCATTTCCCTGAATTTCGTATTTGAATGGTCCATACAGTCCGTTATGCCACAGGATTGCCTGCTGTTCCTCTTCGGTGAGATCAATAAACTTAGATGCAATGGCAACAGATCTTACTTCGTGATCCACATACATGAGATCCGGATTAGATTTGTACGGCTGCGCTTCACTCTGCTTCGGTGCTGGATCCGGATTTGCTTTTGTTGCCCGTCCTTTCAGCATATTCGGCACATAATTTGCTTTTCCGAACTGCCCCATCTTGCCAAGATCGTGAAGAAGCGAAACAATGACGATTGAATTTCTGAACGATGATATCGGGTATCCCAATCCATTTGCGATCTTTAATGCGTTTTCGCACACATTAAAACTATGTTTAGCAAGTCCACCCTCTTCTGCCAGATGGAATCTTGTACTACATGGCGCGGTAAAAAAGCCATTTTCTTTCATATGGTTGATCAGTTCCTCGATTCCTGCTCTTTTTGTGCTTCTTAAAAGTTCTTCTATCTTCTCTTTATACATTTATTCTTCCTCCTGGTTTTCTTCTTTTTTTTGCGAGATCATATATTTGTATTCTCCAACCGCATACTTATCAAATACGGAAAGGATATCATTTATTTTTTCTAAACTATCCACTTCAAAATATACTTTATCCGTATATTCATAACTTGAGCCCTCATCTCTATAGACTCTTGTAATTGCTACGTTCCACATCTCCTACTCTCCTACTCTTTGTCATACACCACTTGCTCTGCAGCCTTTACAATCAAAAGACTTGCAATCTGCTTAAGTGACAAAGTTGATTCATTATAAATCTCTACCAGTGCGTTATATGCTTCCGGTGTTACTTTGACCACCATCTGATCATCTACCGGCTGTTTCCTTCTGGCCGGAATATGTATCTTTCCATCACTCATAGCTGTTCTCCTTCTGCAATACAGGGAAATCTTTTAACATCTTCTCCATCCACTGTTCTGAATCTCGATTGCCAAATCCGATAATATCTTCTCCCAGAACTAACCCGAAGATCACATCGCCGGCAATCATACAACCATGCTCTTCGATTCCATAAAATACAGAAGCCACTGCATTGTAAGAAAGTCCTTTGATTAACCCTTCCTCATCAACCAGCATAATCACCGGAGCTTTGAAGTAGTCCCACATCTTTCTTGTCTTCACAGTCTCGAAATATCCGCCGACTGCCTGCTGGATAGATCTGAAATCCTTAAAATCTACATCGACGATAGAGAGCTTATTATCCGTTGTAATTTTCAGCGTCTTCATCTTTTCTCCTCCGCCTGTTTAATGGCTTCCTTTGTAATACTTACCAGAACTTCTTTTGCCAGTTCTTCTGGCATATGTCCACGAAGTGATCTATATATTGCCGCCGTAACGCCTCTATATTCCCTTAATAACTCTGCTCCGGATCCCAGTATTTCTACCTGACATCCTGTCATTCCGCTACAAACGGACTGTGATGTTGCTTTAATCATTTGACTAATTTCCTTTCTTCTCATATAATATAGTTGACTAATTTCCAGAGTGCTCCTTGCCTTGCCGGGCTATCGTGAGCGCTCTTTTTAATTTCTTGCAATGTCCTCACCTCCTTCACCTTACAAGCAACCAGATAAATAACATTGCATCAAATGCAAGTCCGATTGCGGCGCCGATCAGGATCTCTAACACCGTTTCTCTGATGATTCTCTGCCATTTTGTTCTTGGTCCTCTTCTTTTCATGCTTGTCCTCCCTTCTACCGCCTAAGCGGTTTTCTACTTCTGGTATCCTAAATATCCAACAGAATTCCCGTTTAACTCATTCACGGCTTCATCCTTATCTTTTTCCGCCATAGTATCCATATCTCTTTCAGAAATAAGACTTCCATCTTCTTTTCGTATAAGTCTTAAAATAAATATATGTTTCAAACTGCATCACCTCTTTATAGGTTATGTATCACTGTTTGTACTTGTTGCATTCTGATCTTTGACATGAATCGCACAATCATTTATTCCGACCACTGTTGTTACTGGTGAACAACCTATATATTGAACGGTCTGCTCTACATTTTCTCTCATACACTTTCCGCAAACCAGACAATAATTTGCATTCTCTGGAAGCTCGGTAAAACATACTGGGCATAATCGCTTCATAATATCCACCTCTCTTCTATTGCATCTTCCTCAAATTCCTCCTATACTCTAAATACAAGCACTGCCACGCTGAGTATTTATGAAAGGAGATACATTGTATGGATCCTAATTGGCACGCCCAACTAATGGTTGACGAAATCAACAAACAAAGTGAACGTGATGCCCTTTTAAGGGAAACCCACGATACCCTTTTGCAAATGCAAGAAGCATCTAAACAGGAATCTACTATAAATTCGAAACGCTTTATAATTCAGACTGTTCTTTCTGTAGCATCTCTAATTGTTGCAACAATTGCTGCTGTTGCCTCCATAATTTCTTTGTTGTAAGAACTATAGATATTTGATCGATAGCCGTTAACACTGCGGCTATTGATACTAATAAAACGGATACGCTTTCAGCCACTTTATTCCCTCCCTTCTTTCGAACCTGTTTCATCTGTTGCTGAAATCAATTCATCCACAGCTACACCGAAATATCCAGCCAAAATTTTAAGCTTGGCTATCTTCGGTTTGCTCCTTCCTGATTTCCAATCAGAAAAAGTAGACTTCGGAATCCCCGTATCTTTTGCTACCCTGTAGTCAGATACACCTTTTTGATTTCGAAGTTCTACATATCTTTCATACATAAAAACAATCACCTCATTTCCGAACTTTCTATTGATTTTAGTTCGGAAATCAGATACAATATATTTACCAGATACATTGACAAATGAATTAAAACTTAATTCTGTTTTGATTTCCGAACTTTGTAGCTTTATTATAGTGCGGATTTCAGAACTTGTCAATAACTTTTTTGTACTGATTTCAGAATTTATTGTTTAGAGGTGTATTATGTATGAAATTTATTGCAAGTTAAGAGATTCCAAAGGGATGAAAGACTCTGATGTAGCAAAGGCTACTGGAATCACAAAATCCACTTTCTCAGATTGGAAGAATGGCAGAAGTAATCCTAAAGATGCTAAGTTGCAGAAGATAGCTGATTTATTTGGTGTAACTGTCGAATATATTCGCACTGGGAAAAAATCTAACGAATACTACACAAACAACGAAACTGCACAGGTAGCACAAGAGATATTTGAAAACAAAGAACTGAAAGCGCTGTTTGATGTCCAGAAAGATATGGATCCGGACGACTTAAAAGCTCTGCATAGCATGGCTCTCGCGCTTAAACGAAAGGAACGTGGTGATATTGACGACACCGGATGTTAATGTCGTTCTTATGGATTTTCCTAGTAAAAAAGGAAATGAAATGGTTGTTCCGAACGAAGACGGAAGCTACACGATACTGATCAATGCCGGATTGAATTATGAATCTCAGCTTAAGGCATATGAGCATGCTATGAGTCATATAACAAATGATGACTTTTCGAAAGGTAATGTACAAGAAATTGAATACTATGCTCATCATCTACACAAAGATCCTGAGCCGGTTCAAATCTATCTTGATCGTATCAAGCAATTGCAAGCGGAACGAAGACGATTAAAGAAGCGGATTGCTCGTGATCAGAAACGTGTTGAATTTATTCAGGAACATTGCGATATGTTCCACCGAGCTGAACACCACTATCTATATGGTGATGATTTATAAAATATGAAAGAGAGGAAAATGTATGGAGTTCAATGATGTAATTAAACAATTTTCAGAAAGGATACTGTCTTTAAAAGACACCATCACTACAGAAGAATCCACAAAAATGTCTCTTGTAGTGCCTTTATTTCAACTTCTTGGGTATGATGTTTTCAATCCAAATGAATTTTGCCCAGAGTATATTGCTGATGTAGGAATTAAAAAAGGCGAAAAGGTTGATTATGCAATCCTTGAAAATGGACAGCCGAATATTTTAGTCGAATGCAAAAGTTGCTCAGAGCAACTCGACAAACATTCGTCTCAACTTTTTAGATATTTCGGGACATCTCCTGCTAAATTTGGCATTCTTACAAATGGCATAATATATCGTTTTTATACAGATTTAGAAGAATCAAACAAAATGGATCTTGTGCCATTTCTAGAAATAGACATGACAAATTTAAAAGATTCTTCCATCAATGAATTAAAAAAATTTTGTAAAGATAATTTTGATAAGGACAAAATATTTAGTACTGCCGAAGAGCTTAAATATAGCAGTCAAATAAAAAACATCTTAACAAAACAGTTTGAATCTCCGACAGAAGACTTTGTTCGATTTATTTTAGCGAATATATACGATGGTCAAAAGAATCAGAGAATAATTGAAAAATTTACGCCTGTGGTAAAACGAGCTTTCTCTTCTTTTGTAAATGAAATAGTAAATAGTAAAATTTCTTCTGCATTAGCTGACGATTATGATAAAGATGAAGAATCAGAACCCGAGATCAAAGAACCCGCATCAAAGATTGTTACAACGGAAGATGAAATTGAAAGTTTCTACATTATTCGCGGACTTCTTGCTGGTATCGTACCTGTTGAAGATATAGTTCACCGTGATACCGAAAGTTATTTTGGAATTCTGTATAAAGACAATAATAGAAAACCGATTTGTCGCCTCAATCTTGATGCAAGAAATAAACAGCTTCTCATCCCGGATGCTAATAAAAAATTCGAACGTATTTATATCGACTCTTTAAACGATTTGTACAAATACAAAAACCGTTTAATAGAAGTTGTAAAGAGATATATGTAATTCATCCAGTATCTCTAACCATAAATACACTGCCCTCTTGATACTTATGTATTTGTATGGCGGAGATATCTAATTGAATAAATGAACTCTGGAAAAAACGAAAGGAAAAGACATATGGAAAAGAAGAAAACACTACTAGGATTGATTGCTGCCATTGCGATCATTGTCATCGGTATTTGTGTTTGGTACTTTCAGGTGAAAAAGCCTCATGATCTTGCAGAAGCAAAGTTTAATGCTGCAGTCAAAGAAGTAGAAGCCAAGAATACTGAACTTACCTCTGCAATGAACGATGCTCAGAAAATATTGGACAAAAAGGAAGCAGTTTATGATAACACTACTAAAGAAGCCTTTATTACTGCTCTTTCCGATGCAAAAGCAGCACAGCGCAAAATACCAGATCTACCAAAAAAGGCAGCAGACATCAATGCTGAAACGAAAAAGCTTTCTGAACCACTGGATTACTCCTCTGTAATTAATGCTATTTCTGAAAAACAAACAGCTTATCAGAACAGCGTTCTGCAGATGAAGCAAATCACTAATCCTAATGAAGATTTCGTTATTCAGCGCTTAAAGGGAATTCCAAATATTTCCGGATATCAGGCAGTCACAGAAGATCATGATCCAAACGGAAATCTAAATAAACAGGGAGGCTACACTTCCACAGTTTATTTTTCTACTCCTCTTATCGACCAATCTAGTGTATATGGAAATGACATTGTAGATAAAGGAACTGAATGCGGTGGAGCTATCGAAGTTTATGCATCAGAAGAAGATGCCGAAAAGAGAGATTCGTATCTTGCCAGCTTTGATGGTGCAGGAATGTTAAATTCCGGATCTCACAAAGTTTTAGGTACTATCGTAATCCGAACCTCAACCAAATTAACAGCTACACAGCAAAACGAGTTCACCAACAACATTACAAACAAATTATTAGAATTACAGTAAAATACTAAAAAATCCCCGGTGTTACCAGCACCAGGGAAAACGAGAAAACTATAGGGTGTTTGGAACACAGTACAATTCTCTCCATCACAAAGATTATTGTATCACAAAAATCCGGCACCGTATAGGTGTTATTTTTGTACCCATTTTTACGTACACTTAAGAAGGAAAGGTGATACAATGAGCGTAAAATATGCATACGGCTACATCCGGGTATCCACTCACGATCAAGAAGAAATTTCCCCGGACTCCCAGGAGCATCTCCTCCGGGACTATGCAGCCAAGAACAATATTGTAATCCTGAAGATCTTCACGGACCTTGGTATTTCCGGAAGAAAAGCCAACAAGCGTCCCGGCTTCCAGGAGATGATCGGACTGGCCAAAGGTGATGATCATCCGGTTGATCAGATTCTGGTATGGAAGTTTTCACGATTTGCCCGGAATCAGGAAGAATCCATCGTATACAAGTCTCTTTTAAAAAAACAGCACAATGTAGATGTCGTGAGTGTATCTGAACCACTCTCCGATGATCCCTTTGGCAGCCTGATCGAGCGTATCATCGAATGGATGGACGAATACTACTCTATCCGGTTATCTGGCGAAGTATATAGAGGAATGAAAGAAAATGCACTCCGCGGAGCATACCAGGCGCGTCCGCCACTCGGCTACAAAGTTGTGGAGCATGGTAAGCCGCCAGTGATTGTTCCGGAAGAAGCAAAGATTGTTCGAACTATATTCGAAAAATACACAAATGAAGGCATGAGCTTCTTTGATATCGCCAGATACCTAAATTCTTTAGGACTCAAGACTTCGCACGGAAAGCCATTTGAGCGAAGATCTGTCGAATACATCATCCAGAATCCTTCCTATTGTGGCATGATCCGGTGGAACCGGACAGAGAACAGCACCAATCGTATCAAAGATAAGGACGAATGGATTGTTACAGAAGGGCAACAGCCGGCTATCATATCAAAAGAACTCTTTGAATCAGCGCAGAAACGATTTAAAGCCACCTACAAGCCGGTCGGCAAACGCCCCTCTTCTACGTATAAGCACTGGCTCTCCGGACTGCTGAAATGCCCGGATTGCGGACGCACCTTAACCTCAACCACTATGAAACGAGTCAATGGGGAAAAATATTCTTACTTCTCCTGCTACGGATACAGTAAAGGTAAATGTAAAAAGCCGAACGGCATCAGCTCACTGGTCCTTGAGAAGGAAGTTCTGGCCGGCATCAAAGAAGTGTTGGACACAGGAAATATTTCTTATGAATTGCACGATTATCAGCCCGCAGAAGCCGTTGACGAACGAAGTATTATAAGAGATCGCTTAAACAGTTTATCTAGCAAAGAGGAACGAATAAAGGCTTCCTACAGGGAAGGGATTGATACACTGGAAGAATATAAAGCGAATAAAGCTATCATTCAGAAAGAACGGGAATCCTTAGAACAACAATTAAAGGAATTGAAAAAGGCAACGCATAAATCTGATCAGGATCCAGCGGATGCCATGCTGCAGAAGGTCCGGAGTGTGTACGATATTCTCATCTCCAACAATTATACATACATTCAAAAGAACGAAGCTCTGAAGCAGATCATTGACAAAATTATCTACGATCGCAAGAACGATTCTCTTAAAATCTACTTTTTCCTATACAGGTAAAATACCCGCAAGCCCAGTAAAATCAAGGGTTTGCGGGTACTTTATAGGTTATGACAATTTGGTTGACCCAATGGGGATCCAAATCCTTAGGCGACCAGGGCTATTCCCCTATCGAAATTCTCCGTTACTACTACGGTGACGACATGTACATTAACACCGCCGAAGCCATCTCCGGCATCCCATCCTCCTGGCCTGGCTATACTCTGGAAATTGGTTCTTCCGGCAATAAAGTTTTGCAGATGCAGGAACAATTAAATGTCATAGCAGGTGCTTATCCTGCTATTCCGAAAATTACTGCTGACGGGATTTACGGACCTGCAACTGCAGAATCAGTCCGTACATTCCAGAAAGTATTCGGGCTGCCACAGACCGGAACAGTCGATTATACTACATGGTATAAAATTTCCGAAATTTACGTAGGCGTATCACGAATTGCTGAACTGTATGGATAATAATCGAATCGCTCTAATGATAAACGGATTAATCAGCCCTGAAAAGAAAGGATGGTAACATGAAAGCAAAAGATTGGAAAAAATGGGCTAAATGTGCCGGTATCAGGGCAATAAAGACTGTCGCGCAGACCGCCATAGCAACAATTGGAACCGTAACTGTACTTGGGCAGATAGATACGAAATTAGTAATTTCCACATCCATGCTGGCCGGAATATTATCACTGCTAACCAGTATTACCGGTTTGCCGGAATGTAATTCCGAAAACAAATAA